TGTTTGCTGCCGCATTTTCAGCGTTGCTAGCTGCTTGTTGGCTTGCTTTTGCCGCGCTGGCACTACTCAATGCCGCGCGCTCAGAGGCTGCCGCCGCTTTCTGGCTCGCTGATGCAGCCGCAGCGCTCCCTGACGCCGACGATTCAGAGTTATGGGCGGCCTGTTGGCTAACATGCGCCGCTTTAGCACTATCGGCAGCAGAATTTTTATTCTTTTCGACTTCGCTCGCCTGCGCTGCCACTTTGGCCACCATGGCCTCAAAGTGCTTGATGGCATCAGGACGTAAGTCGTCGTCCTGCGGCAAGCCAAGGAAGTAGTTTAGCGTCCCATCGAGGGAGTCTTTGTATACCTGAATATCCCCGACATACTCCGGTGGATACCCATCGACACAGAACATTACACGATACTGTCCAGGCTCTACCGTCATATCATATAACCCTGCCTCATTAGGATTCTGTGATGCGACAGTATGCGCGATGACTGTAGTGCTCGTCCGCAGCGCTTTCAACATGATTTTACAATTGACAATAGGTTTACCCATCCCATCTTTCAGAATGCCTGTAATACGTGACATATTTACTCCATAAATAAAAAAGGCCACCAGTGGTGGCCTCATTACCGGACAACTACCTACTTAGAATGGGAGCGTCCAAGTAACACTAATGCTTCCTTCTCGAAAATTAGCATTACGGTCCCCTCTCCAAAAATACCTAGTCCCACTATAGTTACTATATGATATTGATAAATCTCCGGGCTCATAACCTGAGACATAACCAATACTATAGGTATAGTCAGCATCCCATGGCTGTTGCTGGGAGCGGTCTGGATAAAAAAATGTCGAAACCCTGAAAAAATAATGATGCTTTAATGTATACCCACAACTTCCGAGCAGCACACTCTTCCCTTTACGCGTTCTATTTTCCTGAAGAGAGTAGTATCTTGGCCCATACAAATATCCTATTTGACAGGTTAGGCTATCGCTAGGATATATCAATATGTTTTTATTCCATGAATCTGGCAGTGAAAACTTATATGCCGCCGTAATCATTCCCTGTTCTATTTTCGTTCTGCGATTTCCCTCTTGAGGGAAAAACTTATTACTATCCCCATAATTACTATATACAAGACTGAATGTCCCCGGCCTCCAATCGTCATAGCCAAAACTATATACAAAATCAGTTCTATAACGGTTAATATCTTGCAGTGGTGCTCTAACCGTCAAGTTAGCAAAAAAAGAACTTAATGGAGAGTACTGAAAACTAACAAAAACCCTCTGATTATATATATTCTTTGTCTCGCTCTCTGTATAGCTTATAGGCACATCTTTATCCTGATGAGACAATGGTGCATTATAAGTAATTGCTGTAGATAGCTTAGCTTCAGAACCAGAAAAGAGACGAGACCATGGGGTGGTGAAAACGGGTACTGAGTCCTCCTCGTCAGCACTGAAAACACATGTCGGGAAAATAAAAACAAATAACATCATATATTTTTTATTATTCATTTAGCTCATCTCAATCATCCTTAACTTTACCTTCTATTAATGATAGATACAGGTTAAGACTTTCTCCACCTCACGCAAAGAAAACAACTCAAAACAAAACATATCACATTGATTTTAATAACAATGTGAAATCAAAGACCTTCACTGCTATAGTATGAGCTCCAGTGACGCTACCCGTATCAAATGTGCACAATGTCTTCTGATTTGACTCTATAGTCATCGAAGTTTCCGATATTGCCACCCAGATTGTAAATTACTGGTTATGATTCCTCCGCTACATTTTGACTACTCACCACACTTTAGCTGTACAGATATACATTGACTATAAAATAATTCAACAGCTATTAATCAACTTATTTGGATACCAGCGGTTGATTTCTTCATGGTAAGGACAAGAAGATCGCTAATTTTGGTATTTGGCGTGTAGTTGTTGATTGCGGTTGACGAGACTATAAACTCAAGGGTAACAGGTCCTTTCTTTGCAGGCATATCAAATACTGTTGTAAAAACCCCAGGAGTTTCCCTAGCTCTATTATCAAATATAACGACTCCATTTTTCTTAACGATAAGCCTACAAGTTGCATAATATTTATCATTAGCATCGTAAGTACCACTAAATAAAATTGGTGGAATAACGACCTGCCGGTCAAATGCTTGGTCATCATCGATCCGTACTGTAATCTTCCCTGATGGGTATCCATCCCAAAGAGGAAAGGCCTTACCGACAGATTTAACGATATCGCCCTCTATCTGGTTAGCAGACAGCTTCCCATTGATACGGCAGTTTTCCTCTATAGTCACATTAGACATAGCCCCAGAGGTCGCGCTGATTTTTCCTGAGATATCAGCGTTTCTTACAGTGAGTTTTCCTTCTGGCGTCACAGAGAACGTGGGAGGATTTCCTGACGATGTAATCGATGCCGCGTATAGACGCTTCAAAAATGCCGCATCAATGATCACTTGTCCATCTTCGATAATGAACGGTAGCGACTCCTTCCCATTTTTTTGGTTAAACACAGCAAATCTGTCAGCAAGGAGCAATACTTGAGCAACGCCACCAGATGCCGTGGCCTGTATCCCAGCAATAACTTTCTTGCCATTCTTCGTGGTCTGAACCTGCATTGACCACATAGCATCAACATCGTCTTTCAGATTTGCCTGTGCCTTAGATACAATCTGAACGGCTGCGGTATTTTTGCCCACTAGGGCATTTATGTTATTAATCTGCTGAGATAGCGCCTTATCTCCACTTGAGACCGTTTGCTGTAACTGCTGAAGTTGTGATTTAGAATCACTAATACTGGTTTCCAGTATCTCAATTTTTTGATCAACTTTCGCATTGGTATTATCAAGCGCCTTATCAAACTCCTTTTTTACTAGACTATTATCAATGCCTTTTAAAAAATCACGGGTCATCTGAGCGGATGTTATCTGACCTTTCAGGATATCGAGAACGCCCTCAGCATCACTAGAAACTCTCCCTATCGCTTCTACAAAAACAGACTTCCCTACCGCATTTACACTACGGACATAAAAATAATAGTCTGTCGCTAGTTTATTTAGCCCATCCTTAACCCAATATGTGGCCATGCCAAGCCGCTGTGCATGAGATTCAACCGATGAAATATTTGTAATGCGAGTTTCAGAGAACCAAAACTCATACTGCACATCTGCATGATAATAGGTTTGATGCGGGATTAACGTTAACTGAAAATACCCAGGTGCCACCTCGATACTAACCGGTGCCTCCGGCGCACGGATGCTAAAATCAACAGATGTCGGTATACCCTGCTGTCCAAATCCATTGATCGCCCGTACTGTTAGCTGATAGTCACCTAATGGCAACGAGTGAAACGACCAACTGTTCTCTGTAGTCGTGATCGTCGTTACCAATCGGCGAGGCTCCTCGTTTGTCCCTGCTCCAGTTGTCAGCCGTAGCAGAAAACGAACCCCCTTCACCACGCGCGGTGTGTCCCAACGCGCTACAACCTGGTACAACGTATTATCTGGCTCAACATCAACAACCAGATGCTGCACCGCAGGCGGGATCACGCCGTTTATCGTTCCGCCTTGTGGCATAAAATGGGCGCCATTATCAACGATCGCCTCTTTCTCTGGGACATGTTGAACCGCCGTCACCTCATAAGTGCCAGCATCCCCTTCCTTGATCATGAGGCACCGGAATAACCGCTGACGCAACGTAGGTAATTGCAGCCCCCACACACCATGAAGCGAAAGCCCTTTCGGGAAGGACCGCAGGATCACCCTATCCGGGGCAACCTGTGACTCGATAGCCACACTAATTGGCTGTCCATCCATACCAATCACGCGTAGCCTTGCTTCTCCCTTGTTAGGAAGTGTTATCGCGCGATCAAGTTGTACTGTCCGGCTGTTCTCATTGATAGCCATGATCCGGCCACCGATACTCGCCCCGGCATAATTATTGTCACAGACCTCAATGATATCGCCTGGCGTATGGCGTAGCCCCTCTGCACCAATCACAAAATTGACGGTTTGAGTTTCCAATAGCTCAGTCTGGATCACCCATAGCCCCATCCGGTGCGCCTGTCCACGACTGGTACAACCGAACGCGTCCATCTTCAACAAACGGCGACCAAAGCGCGTGATAGCCCTCTGATCTTCAACCAGCTCAATTGACGGTTGCCAGCCGTTCTGCGGGTCGACATAGCGCACCTCAATCGCATTATGGCGATCTTTCAATGCGCTAAAACTGTACTGGAATCGCCCACCTACAACATTACTGTTAGTGTACGTCCAAACCTTATCAGATGGCCTATCCTGGACGAACGTCAGCGTCTGACCATTCCAAACAGGCATACAACGCATCAGAGAGCAGAAGTCGGCCAATACATCGAAAGCTTTACGCTGAACTGCCAGATAGGCGTTACAAGCCATACGCGGCTCTTTTCCACCAAACCCATCCGGCACTAACTGATCGCAATATTGCGCAATCGAATGCAGGGACCAGATATCAACATTCGATATTCCTAGGCGTTTCCCTAGGCCATAACGGGGATGCGTCAGCAGATCCAGCAGACACCACGCCGGGTTGTTGGTATAAGCGGGTTTGAAAGTACCATCCCAAATTCCCTTATAAGTCCGTGCGATGGGGTCATAGTTAGAGGGGACGAGAACAATCCGTCCACGCACATGGTATTTTATGCCAACCTGCTGGCTACCGAACTGTTCGGAATTCACGCGAACACCGACGACGGCAGTATTGGGGTAGCTCTGTTTCAGATCGATAATCTCTGTAAAGCTCGCCCATAGCGTTTTATTCTGCAAACGATCGCTGGTACTGTCCGGCGTCACTCGTACCATGCGAATACCAAATGGACGGGGCGGCAGGTTACCAATCACCACAGAGGCCAGATACTGTGTCATGGTCTTGCCCGTGATGATGATATTTTTCTCTGTTGTCCAAACGCCATCACGTTGAATTTGAATCATCATGATGACCTGCGCCTTATCGCGATCACCTTGCTCGGAGACTGACACAAGCGATTGCACACCAAAAGTGAAACGCAACCGATCCACCTCTTCAGAGGTGATAGTCCGGGTCAGGGGAGTATCGTGTTTAATCTCAGCGCCAACCGGAAACTCGGCCCCAGACTCTTCAAAGCCATCTAAAGGCGTCTGCTCGTTCTCACCAACGCGATAAACTACCGTAACCCCATGTACGTTAGTATTTCCATCAGCATCCGACACTGGCGTGTTATTAATCAGAACGCTTTGCAATCCATGAACTGGCCCTTCAATCGGCCCTTCACTCAACGCATCGATCGCACTCAAAAGTTGAGTAGACTTCAGATCATCCGGTGCCTCATAAGGGGTATGCTGTCCCCCACCGCCTTTCCCCATGCTATTTCCCCCAAAAATAATAAGGCCACCTTGAGGTGGCCTTAAACCTTAATCCCGTGCTCCAACTAACACCCTACGAACCAATACGAACCTCTAGAGCACCATCCCCTCCCATATCTCGCGTACACAGTTCTTGCGAAATACGGCGCGAACCGATTTGCATCTCACCGTACAGCACAGGAAGGGGATTCCCCTGCGCTGCCATATTTTCTAAGCTGGAAAAATAAGTGTTCTGCTTACCATTATTGGCCCCGCTAGACAGCGGTGTTTTAGGAACAGGTGTCAGCAACTGTACTACCCCACCAAATACCATGCTCGCCCCAGCGGCATAGCTGGCTGATATTGCCGATGCCCCTAACCACCCTGCAGGGTTCCACCATGCCACAGCGATCAGCGCTGCCCCCAGGATTACCTGAAAAGCACCACCATGTTTCGCCCCCGCCGCACGCGGTACAATATGGACCACAGCCCCTTCCGGCAACGCCTCATGTATTCGCTGCCCCATATCAGGCGCCGTCACATCACGCCCGGTAATGCGAACTTGGTAATACCCTCGCTGCAACTGACTCCTCATCTCTGGCAACTGAACACACAACGCTCGTATCCCCTCGGCGGCTGTCCTCACATGCAGTTTGAAACGCTGGCCAAATCGTTGGAGATCCCCGTAAAGGCAGATCCTAACCAGTCCCTGTGTCGCCAGATTGAGTGTGTGCGCCGTTTCCATGAATCGCTATACCTCTCTCGTTTACTTAACTGATCAGGGATATGGTGTAGAAGCGCTCCATCCCCACAATAAATTGCAGCATGATTGGCAACTGACGAGCCAAAACAGCACAGCACAATGTCACCTGGCTGAGCTGCATCAGCAGACACTTGCGAAAAACCATACTGAGGGAGATTATCTAGGTACAGATCCTGCCCATGACGCCACCAGTCATCTTCTCGCGGAAAATCCGGTAGGTTAATCCCAGCCAGATGGTAGGCATCTCGAAGCAGGGTATAGCAGTCCATTACGCCATACTCAAACTGACGCCCCAACAAAAGCGGGACGCAGCGAAACCTATGAATTAGTCCATCACAAACCAACCACCAGGGTAACGCACTGGAACACTGTAAAACCCTATCCGCTGAGCTGAGATAGGGAGTCCCGCCTGGATGACTGTGTACTAGGGCGACGATCTCCCCCGCGGCCTGCGCGGCCAGAAAATCCTCGGGCGCCATACGAAAATACTGCGTTGGTTCAATGGATCGGTTTTCACACGGGAGATAACGCATACCGCGGTTTGTGTTGACTACATAGCCGCACGACTCAATAGGCGCACTCTGATGCGCATGCGCCAATATTTTTTCATCGATCATCTGGCCTACCGTGATAGTTTGTTGATAGAGGCAAAAAACCCAGCGCGCGAAACATTGTGCCGCAACTCACATCCACGGCGGCAACGGCTGCATTTATCCCGCAAAGGGTCAGTTGTTGGCTGATCAAACTCATCTGCCACCGGCGGGCCAACATAACCGCACTCATCCGAGCGATACACCCACGCGCAAGTATCTGCCAACATAATCCGGCCAGGGAACAACGCCCCATCAGTTTCAACTGGCGAGGCCAACACAAACGTTGCCGTTTCATTGGTTAACTGGCTCAACTGCTCGACGATATAGTGCGCTACCGCTTCCTGTTCGGGATCAGCGTCTGGATTACCATGCGGGAAGTTCACAGCATCCAGGAAACGGGCATAAACCTGCCGTCGAATAACCTTTGCACCAACCAGGCTTTGCAGATCCTCGGCCATTCCAGTGACCAGGCCAAACAGGTTGGACAGCGCTAATGTTGGCCGGTTAGAGACTCCTTTCCCTTTCATCTCCACGCCCCCGCACTCCACCGGGTAGCATTGGTACTGACGGCCCTGCCACGTAATGGGCTCGCCCTTGGCGTTAACCTGATTACAAAAGAAATAGCATTCACCACCAATCGCTGTCAGGTCAAACTCCCACAGATCGATTTTCGCTGACAATGCAACCTGGGTGAGTTCATTACACGTCGCTTGTGGTATCTGTTGCATCATGCACCATCTCTTATATCAATAATCATTCCCCAGCCTGATCACTATATATCTATCAATAATAAAAAGGCTCCACGCGCATATAACGAGCGGAATCTAAGGCATTTAATTGACAAATAAATCCATGCTTACAATCAAAAAAAACAATAGAAAAGAAAATAAGATAATTATTATTAGCCTCATCACCCAATAACTATCTTCATCATCCGGTCCATCTTTCATCTATGCCTCACGCTATAACCTGCTCAAACGTTGCCGTAAACACAGCCTTAAGCATCCCTACTCGAGAACTCCACTTTCTGCACACCACTCGTGTGGTGCGATAATCATAGGGAGGTGTCCACAGAAATGCTGTGACGCCGCCATGACGTGCAAAAAAATCCTCCAACTCGCAAACATCCTGGCGATTAACACGGATCGTTATGTCATATACTTTCAGATTATTATTGATACCGACTGGAGCACGTTGTTCGTATCCATCCCCAAACTTCACTACGTGCACTTTCGGCTCTGCGCTAACTTGCATATCTGGTAATACTGGCCAATTAAATGTCTCCATCAGCCAAAGCCTCCACTCAGCCGCCCACCGTCTCGCCCCTGACGCTGCATATAGTCGTCACAGGTACGCTCCATCATTGACTTAAGCGCCCTCAAGACACCGGGGCCGATTTCCCCATTGCGGCCATCGTTATTAATAACAACATTCAATGTAGGTGAAAAAGATGCTCTCCGCCCCTCCATACCAATAGCAGTTACTGCTAGGCGACCACGACTATCCCGAGTCAATGGCATAATTGCCTCGGGGCCTGCTTCCCCCATTAACCCCGCACCGCGTGCGAATGCAAACAGCGTAGGCGTAGAGACGATCTTTCCGCTGTATGCGCTCAAGTTAGGTGACTCATACACCCCACCAAACGCATTTGGGATCAGGTTACTGAGTAACCCACCGAGAACACCGGATGACGAGCCCCCTATCCCGCTAAATAATCCACTAACGGATTTTGATAAAGCCATTCGTGCCGCGATACGTGCCAAGTCGGACAGAATCGATGATGTGAGGCTGCGGAAGTTGGTTTTACCCGTCGTGACAAAATTAGCCAGAGAATCAGCAGCACGATTAAATGCCCCTGTTAAGGCGGCACCTGTTGCACCGGCAACATCATCCCCCATATTCTTGATGTTTTGCATTGAACGGCTAACCCCAACATGCCAATCAGCCCGCATCGCATCAACGCTCGCATAATACTCACGCAGCTTTTGCAGCCTCTGGTCGAGGCTATCCTGTAACATCTGCACATCTGCGTTATATTCGTCACTCCCCAGAGTCCCTTTCTGTTCCGCAGAGCGTTTCAACTCATCCTGCAATCGTGCATAGTGATCACGCAGCTCAGCCTCTTGACGCATTCGGCCTCTGGCAAGATCACCCATCCTCATGCTACGTAACTCAAGCTCGCGAGCCTGTTGTTCCCGCTCAGCCTCCTGGCCCAACTGCATAGATAGCTGCGCGCCCTTACGTTTCAGTTCGTTCAACGCTTTTTGATGTTCGAGCGCCTTTTCTTCCGCGATATTTTGTGACAACAGTTTTTCCAGGACAGCGGCATTAGCAACAACGCTTTGCTCTGTTTTGGTTAAACTACGCCCTTTCAGGTCGTTTAGGCGTTGGCGTAACGCAATCAAATCCTGCTCCGATTGCGTCAGTCTCTGTGCACCGGCGCGCTCTAAACGTAACGCTTCACGCGTTTTAGCCAGGCGCTGACTATAGCTATCTGCCAGGCTGTCCCCCTGAAGCCGAGTCGTACCTCCGTGAGATAAGGATTTTTCATAGCGCTCATTCTCTCGCTTTATCGCAAGCTCTTTTACCTCTTTTGAAGCATACGAATTTTTAATGCGAGCCAGACTACGCAGATGCTGCTCCTCAGCTGTCTCATACTGCCGCTTTAATTGCTGATCCGCATTAAACTGGCGCTTCTGGCGCTCTTGTTCATTGCGCTCTGCCTTTTCTCTCGCCGACTTGATAGCCTCCTGATAAGACTGTTCACTCAACTCACCCAGCTGCTTTCGTAACTGTGATACCAGTTGCTGCTGTTTTTCTATCGCCCCTGTGTTGATACCAAATCCTGGTATTGTCCCTTGCTTCAGGTTAGATAAATTTTTCTCAGCCTCTTCAAGCTGCCTGCGGGTCTGCTCTACCCTATCGCGAATAAGGACATCCCGCCCAATACTCAACATGGTATCCCATGCCCCGGAGGCGGTCTCTTTAACTGCCCGCCATGCATTCTCCAGAGCCCCCAGGTTTTCCCGCAATCCGGCTGTTTGGGTATGAATAGCAGTTGCATAAGCATCCATAGCTACACGCGCGGCTTCCTGCTCACGCCCCTGTGAGGCCAGCGTCGTAATCTGTTCCAGCTGCGTTGCCGTCAAAAAATGCATCTGCTCATCCAGAGCTTTAACCGCTGTTACCGGGTCTTGCTGTAAACGCTTAAACTGCTCAATCGTGGCATCTATTGACGCCCCTGTAGCCTGCTCCAACCGCGCAGCCGCATTGGCAACCATAGATACCGACGAGCCAGTAAATGCTCCACTACTGACCGTCTGTGCTAACACTTCGGCCATTTTCCCCTGCGTGATCCCGTTGCCAGACAACGAGGAGGCCAGTGCCTGCAACTCGCTTCGCGTTTTCCCGGCATAATGGCCTGTCATCACCAAACCGCGATTGAACGCCTGCTCTTCCTGCTCAGCCTTGTAATAGGCATAGGCGAGAGAACCAAGCCCACCCACTACCCCCATCACACCAAGCGCAACAGGAGAGATAACTGTGCGTAGCGCCAAAAACATATTACGGATACCACCAAAGGAGTCTTTAACCTGCCCCCCTTGCTGTAACAGGATTAACAACGGATTCTGCCCACCGGCCAACTGTGTAACAATGTCCGTTATCTGAGCGGGTAACATCCCCACCGCGTTACGATATTGGCCCATGGAGATGTTCATTTTTTTGATCACCTGCTCTTGCCGCTGCATCGCCGCTGTAGCCTGACTAAATGCCGCAGCCTGTAGGCGCTCTTTGGCCTGAACATGTTCCAAATCACGGGAAAGTACTTGCATCGCGCGCGAGAACTCATCAATAGAGATCTTGCCATCACGAAATGCTTTCTCGACGCGCTTTTGCTTCCCCTCCAACGAATCAATCGCTCGCAGGGTAGGATCGATTGAGCGTAGGAGGCGCTGTGTCGCACGAATATGGCCCGCTGATATATTATCAGTGCCCTCCTCGACGGAGGCCGCCGCCGCGCGCATCTCCTCATTCACAAAATGAATATCTTCACGCGCCTTTTTCATCGAATCGCGAAATTTCGCGGTATTCGCCCCGATGATTATTTCAAGATCGGTTTCACTCGCCAACGCGTACCCCTCCGGCAATAAAAGTCGCAGCTGCCATGATTTGCTCGTCATCCATCTCTTCTGATTCTTCGCTCTCCTCTTCACTTTTAGCAAAAAGGCAAAAATCACGCAGAGTAATATTCTGTGCGCCTCCGGCCAGCAAATACTGATTCAGTTTTACAGATGCGAACTCGTAATCCAGTAAATCAGCAGAAAACAGATGATGTGAAAAATAATCAGCCCATGCCCGGAACTCAGAGCAACTCATTTCTGATAACCAACGCCGCCAGTCAGCGCGCTTGAACTCCCGCGCCACCCCCAAGACAAAGCGCATCTCTTGGTTTAGAACTTTCCCGCATCCAGTTCCTCACTATCAACATCGCCATGATTTTCAATAGGCTCTGGCGATAACATACCGCTTAACTTCATAATCAGACGAGCAGCTGCGACTAATGCTGATGATGACCACGATCCCATCACGACATGCTGCATTTCCATTACAGCGTCCTGATCTGTGGCTTTTTCAATAGGAATCGTTGCCATTGCGACAATCAACGCATTAAGTTTGATATCCAACTTATTAGCCGCAGCGATATACGTCATTGGATCAGTGCCATCATCCCCCGTTACCTGATTGGCCGCAGCATATTCAAGGTATTCGATACGCTGCAATGCAGAAAGTTCTCGTAACTCGATAGTATTACCATCATGAGTAAACATTCCGCGCTTTAAAAACATCAGATCACCCCATAAAAAACCCGCCAATTGGCGGGTGTCATACTTAGTCATATTTAACGCATTAACTCAGCGTTAACGTTACTTTATCAGAAAAGCCCGCACCGCTAACGGTAATAGCGACTTCACCCGTATTGAGCGGCGTAATATCTGGAGCAGTAGAATCAGCAACTAACGCTTTTTCAGGATCAGCGGATGTCACATTAAGCGGCGGTAACGCAGCCCCCGTAGGAACCGGCGTTACAGTAAGGCTAATTCGCCCCTTGCTCACGGGAGATGTTGCGGTCCACTTTCCCTGACTGCCCGATAGCGATACCTGGTTGCTATCATCATATTTCGCTGCTGAAATTTTGATACCAGTCAGCGCCGGGATCAGCTCTTCAGCCAAAATAGGTTTGCCTGACGGCTGAATCTCAATTGTGCGAGTAATCGTGTCCTTATTGGTGACCTGCTTCCCTAATTTTGAGATATGCCCAGTAAAAAAATCACACACACCATTCGGATATTTAATCCGAAATGTCAGATTCTTATTCATCATAAATGCAGCCATCAGCGCCTGCTGCCCAGGATCGCCAGGCATCCATGCCAGCGTTGCAGATAATGCTGATACTGATTTTTGCCCAGGTGTGCTTTGCTTCCACTCAGCATTCTCATCATCAAGGTAGAAATCATCCTCCGACTCGGTCTGGAGTTCACCAGGCTGTAGGGACTTAACTTTACCCAAACGCCTCCAATCATCTTCCGGCGATTTTGGGGTGCCAATCCCACGACCGATGTAATACCACAGCGTGGTTTTTGCGCCTTTAACTGGCTCACTTTTCAATGTTTCGGTCATTTACTACTTCCCCTCATATGTAATGTCATATAACACATCAACAACAGAGCAGGCTGCACTAGCGTCATTTCGTGGATATTCCATGCCGGAATAGTCAATTGAACAACACCGACGTGCTAGCGCACCACACTCATCAATTACCGGAATAACAATATTGCTAACCCAATCATCCAACTCAGAATCAGGCGTCCCCATCTGTTCCAATACGGTGATATGCAGCGTCGCACGCCACAGATCTTCATCCAAATACTCACCGCTTGGTTTAATATCAGAGATATGAACGGCAATAGCAGGCAACTCGGTATTTTCATCGATATACGCAGGCAACCCATCGAATACAACCACGCCTTTTTTGTTATTAACTGCCGGAATCAATGCATCGACAACAATCGAGCGGATTTTAGTGATTACACTCACTTTCGCATCTCCCGTTTCAGTTGTATGGATAGCTGCTTATTAACCTCTCTCTCCATATCACTCAAAATAGCGTTTTTTTCCTGTTCGAATGCCTGAGTTAATACACCAGCCATTTCATCACGAGTTGCATCGATCATCAGGCGCTTCTTCGCAGCAATCGCTGCTGCTGTCCTGTGCATGATTTGCCAATGTCGGTATTTGGGAATATATACAAGAAATGAGCCAGGATAAGATCGTCCTCCAGCTGTTAATATTGATCCGCGCCAGCCAGAGCGTCCACCTCCTCTTGGTCCGAGAATAAGTTGAGGAGCACCCCTGTTAATCACCGGCATCGCGCTGCGATAAACGGTAATTTTCGAATAGGCTGATGACCCACCACGCGGCGTATACAACCGCATGCGCTTTCTCACCGTATCTACAGGTAAAACTTGCTTGCTGGCAACACGCACGGCAGCACGCTCAATTGCCATTTTCCCTACAATTTTTGATGCTCGGCGAATAGCTGTAGGAACAGCATTATCACTCAGCTCACGCAGCACAGCCTCAAGCCGCTCTTTTTCGATGTGAGCCATATGATCTCCTACACTTTACGAAAGGCCTGCCTACGATTATTTGTTGGTGGTTCTCCTACCCCTAGGTACACAACGCGGCTTCCCGCATCATCGGGCCCAATACGATCAACAAAATAGCGAGCGTCACCGATTAATACGGTATCAAATCGCTGCATCCACGGAATATCATCCGAGCTGACAAACAATGTCGGCGCAGTCCCCTCAATCCGTACTCCGGGGATGGCATAGCTCAAACTCTCAGCATCATCAAATACACCGCGAACTAGCCGAACCTGACCATCAGAGACGACTTTTATACTAACTCCCATTGCCTGACGGATCGTGGTATCAGCAAGCGCCATGACCTGATCGAACAGATTTTCCGTCATGGTGCCCCCTTCTATACCGGCTCAGCGATATGCGATGAAACCAGGCTATCCAGTACGCTCGATGCAACCATTACAACATCACCAGCCTGTGCAAACTCCAGCCGCTGATCGCCACTTTTATCCCAGGCGTCCATGTGCGCAGTTAGCAACATTCGTACTAAAACACGCTCATCACATAATGAAGATCCATGCTCAGCGGCATCCCCATCTCCATGGGAGATCATATCAACCGTATTATCATCACCTGATGCCACAGAGGCCTCCTCTTCCCACTCAGCTAACCGCTGGGCAATCTCGGCGCTAGAACCAGATACGTCGGCATCACGACCTAAAACATTCGCGAGATCTCGCAATCTGGCAACCATCTGAGGTTTTGTCATTTGCTCTTTAGCCATACGCCCCTCTCTTGATGTGAGAAAATGGCGAGCACACACAGCTCGCCAGTCTGTGGTTACTTCACTTGCACAACAACGAATGCATCAGGATCAGGGAGAACCATCAGCGGAGCAGATTGCGTCATCGTAAACTCACGAGCCGGATCGCCCTGGGTGATCCAGTGCTTGGGGTAGCGTACGGCAGAGGAAATCCCCTCAGCCAATGCTTGGGCATCCTGAATTGCACCATAGCAACGAATACCTTCAGCCAGAGTATTCCCAAGAACCAACGTTCCTTCAGGGAGGTAGCGCTGCTCCGCGCCGTCTTTATCGATGTATGAGGTCTTGGCAACAATAATCGCCATATCGCCGTAATAGCCCTTAAAAGACACAACAGCGCCCAGATCTTTCAATGCTGTTTCAAGCTCAGATTTAGAGCCACGACGGGTATCGAGCTTCTCACGGAATAGTTTAAAACCGTTCAAAATGCGCCAGACCTTGCCGTCCATCACCGCAATGTTGATCGCACCAGAGGCAAAATCACAATATGCGTCGATATCGTGCGTCGGGTCGAACGTATCCACGGGCTTCTTAGACCATTCTTTGTCACTAGATTGAACGATGTTGTTACTGGCGGAACGGCCGAAATCAACCTCGACAGTTTCAAACTGATCACCTGCCATAGTGTATTTACCGTTCAGTACCGCTGAAACCGCCTGTAACTCTTCAACTTGACAGATGGCCTGCTCTTCCAACTTCAGGTTATCAGTTAAAATACGCAGGCGACGATATGCCGGATTATTGAGCTTGGCAGGATCTTCACCAGGCAACCGTTCAACGACCTGGCGATAGTTAACCTCATGTTTGGGTTTAACATAGCCGGGACGCAATACCCGCGTTTCACCCCCTTTGCTACGCAATACACGCCCCTCAATAACCGGGGATACGTACGCGGCAATACGCGCTTTCCCGGTAATTTTATCGAGCATCACCTCTTCAGTATCAAAGGTGACCGTACGAGGGAAGAACAGCGACAAGAACAGCGGATTAAACTTTACTTTTTGCTCGGTATATCCCAGCAATTGACGGGTTGTAAACAGCCCCATAAATTCGTACCTCTCTGAAATAAAAACGGGCCGCTAAAGCGACCCGATGAATAGAAGATAGACCGTGATCAGATGTGACTCAGTGCCGAACCGACAAAGGCGTTCGCTTTTTTTACCGCATCAACAGAGCTAGGCCAAACCAATGCATCTGTCGCAAACGTACCACTCTTGTAATACGTCAGTGTCTGTTCAGACCCAGCCAGCGCAATAGCCAGCACACCAACCGCAGTGCCAGCATTTTGCCCATCCCATTTCACCAATTTTCCAGTGGATGAATCCAGCATCAACGGCGTCATCGCTGGCACCGCCTCACTGATTCCGCTTTGCCCAACGGCAGTATGTGCAGGATCATCACCTGCAAAAATAAATGCATCACCACGCTGCTCGACTTGAGTTTTTGCCGTCATTACAGACCTCTCTTCTTCATTATTCGATGCGATTAAGGCATGCTATAAAGCATTACCGTATCACCATCATCTGACCCATTATTGCCAGTGCCGGAAGAAACCGCTGGCTGGCTATGAGTAGCCATAAACTGATCGAATACCGCATCCTGGTTAAGTGCTGACAAGGGTGCCGCCGCCAAAAATTTTTGCGCCTTATCAACCGTCATTCCGGGCTCATCGGCTAACATTGCGGCCAGTTTTTCGCGCCCTTTTGCTTCATTGCATGACAGAATGGCGGCACGGGTATCAGAACTGGTTGCCACTGGCGCAGCAGCCAGTAAACCTCGTGCCTGTTCAACGGTCATCCCAGGTGTCGCCGCAAGCGCTTCGGCCAAACTCTCGCGTCCTTTAGCCTCATCACAGGCCATGATCTGATCACCAACACTTTTAGATGAACCACATCCTGCCTGCGACGGGGCTGCCGCCAAAATTTCCTGAGCCTGCTCCACCGTCATCCCTGGTTGCATCGCTAAGGTTTGCGCCAGCTGCTCACGCCCTTTAGCCGCCTCGCAACGTAAAATCCCCATTACCCGCTGGTTTTCCTGTGCAGCCGCTTCTGCCGCAGTTAAATTTTCAACGCTCATGGCGCCTCCTCTTTTTTTCAATTCTGCCGCCATAACATCAAGTGCATCTGCGGCGTTTACCATCCCATCAGCCAGCCCAACATCAATACTGGCCTGGCCGCTATACGTCGCCGCCTCAGTTGCCATGACGTCATCAACCGATAGACCTGTAAACATTGCTACCTTTTCAGCAAACAACCGCCTAGCAGCATCAATCCGCTGTTGAAAATCAGCGCGTACAGAGTCAGGCAGCGCTTGCGTACTATTCCCATCGACTTTATGCGCACCGGAGTAGATCAACGTAATGTCTACCCCCTGTTGAGCAAGCTGTTTCTCATAACTGGTATGCGCCATCAGTACACCGATAGAGCCGATTGTTGATGTCTGTGTTACCAGACGTTTGGCACACGCCGATGCGATCAACATAGCCGCAGAGCAAGCCATATCATTGCACAACGCCCAAATGGGCTTTTGGGCACCCAGCCGTGCGATCATGTCAGCACAATCAAATGCGCCTGCCGCCTGTCCACCGGGGCTATCAATATCGAGGAGAATGCCTCGAACCGCTGTATCGGAAATCGCCTGCTGTAAACGTGCGGTAATCCCGTCATATCCAGTCATGCCAGAAAACGGGCGCATCGCTCCCAATTTATGAACCAGTGTTCCAGTTACGGGTAAAACAGCGATACCGTTTCTAACCTGATAAACACGAGCAGGTCGTTTCCCCTCTTCCATAAAATTGTCTAGCGCCAACTGCATGCCAGACGCATCTAGGGTTAGAGATTGCTGCGGTATAGATAGCGTACCGGCCCCGAGCTCTTTACCTAGCGCACAAAAGAAAACCCGCGCATAGGCGGGCTCTAGCAATAGAGGCTCATTAAATGCCATCGCGGCGATGTGCGATAAATTACGTTGCACGTTGCCCATCCTCGGTTGATTGTTTAATCTGCTGTTGAAAGGTGTCGCTTACCCATGTCGGCTTTGGTAAACCTGCCGCCGCACGTTCCTGACTTTCACGCACTTGCTGACGGAAAATTTCCTGATAGTCCTCACCCATGAGTGATAGCTCTTTCTCATAAGTGCTCAAGCCAGCCTCAATACGCATCACTGACTCCTGCACCTCTTTCAGACCATCAATTGCCATGCGACCAGCGCCGATCCAATCAGCACGGCACCAACTGGCGCGGGCTTCCCAAAATGAAAAGCGCGCCTTTGGCGGCCTAACAACACCTCTGATCAACGCTTCCTCTAACCAGCACGCAAACATCTGCGATGCGAGACGCCCTGCAATAAATTTTCGTTTACCCATAAAATGGCGCCATGACTCATTCGCTGATGCGCGAGCACTGGAATAACTCACTTCGGAATAATCACGCGATAGCTGCTCATAAGAGACACCTAACCCAGCGGCAATATAGCGAAGCAATGACTTTTCCAAAGCCGAGAATCCATTATCAGAGTCTTTCGCTGTCTGTAGATTTAGTGCATCGCCGGGGAATAAGTGAGGAATCCTGACACCACCAAGCTTTATTTTATTCGATTGATAGTATCTAGCATACGCTGATAACGCACAAACCAATGGGTTATTTTTGTTACTGCTGGTAGATTCATTGCCGACGCCTACGATATATTCAAATGCTTTATCTGAGTCTAGCTCGGATTCGATTGTTGCCGCGAACATGGCTTTGACAATAGCCGACTGCAACTGAGTTGCCTGGAGCGTATCCAGCATTTTAAGGCGCTCCATAACAGAATAGAACTGATTCGCCCCGCGCGTCTGCCCATCCTCTACTGGCTGAAATACATGGATCATCCCAGGACGGCCAGATGGTAACGTGGCAACGATACGCACCCAGTTAGTCGCATCGCGTGATAAATAATCATCATCAGAAACATGGTACGCAAGCGCCTTACCATGTTTATCAACTTCAACACCCGCACGTAAATAACGACTACCTAACGTATTCCAAGGGTTACTAATCCGCTTCGGACTAATAGCCTTAAAGCGAGTGCGAAATAGCGACGTAGATTCAGCGTCCCATGCTGGCTGAACGAATATTTCACCATTGAACGCATGTACCCCAACACCCTCACGGATAAATTCAGTAAATGATCGCTTCCCCTCTACGTCCATCGTACCGAATGTTGGATCGCAATATTCTTGCCAAGCTGCCTCAACGTCATCAACGAAAGAATAAGCATCATCCTCTTTCATCCCCAAATAACGCCAATTAATACGATAACTAAGGCGAAAAAGGTTTCCAACAATATGATCTTTATGTAGTTCAACAGCATTTGCCGCTAATCCGTTATTTCTAACAAGATCATCAGCACGCGCGTTCCCTAAACGCAGAGTTGGTAACAAAGCGGCATCGGCACCTTCTTGATGAGGAACCCAATCAGCCATTTGCCCACCAAACCCAATGCCTCCACCAGAATATCCTAGACTCTGGCGTAGCGGCTGACCGCTAACATCAACTAATTCTGGCACAGGCATCACAACATCACTCCAACAGGACTACGCCGACGTATGGACACACCTAATGAAACTTCTATCTCATCAATATAGCGGCGCAACTCTTGAATATTAGCTTGTGAAAACTGCACTTGCCTTCCACCCTTGCTAATAGAAACGACACGGCGTCCTATCAGTAATTCATGTAGCGCCTGGCGAGCTTCTGTTAGCATCTCATGCGTATAAACCATGATTAATCTCCTCCACTCAATGCCGCTGCTATTGCCTCTAAGGAAAGCTGCTGTTCATTATGCTCATTACGCCGTGCCTCAGCTAACAGATCTAGATCTAATTGCCACCGCTGAATTGAAATCCTCAGAGCGGCATAGGCATAAACTAAGCAGTCCAGCGCTTCATTTCTGCGCCCTTTCGCATCCCATAGCAGCTTAATTTTCCCGTTAACCAATTTCTCTACGAGCTCTTCTGCAACCAACTGCTTTGCTTCAATTTCCGTGAAAATATCAGGATCATCGGGAAATCGCAGTACATAAGGGGTTGCCTCAGATAATGAGGCTGCAGGTAAGGCCATACGCGCATATAGCAGCTCTTTAACTGTATCGCTACCGACTTCGCAGAGATAAGCGCCGCTAGCATTACGTTTCTTAGGCATCGTAATCACAGGTTTCCCATAGACTGACGCACCTTTAATCGGTAATACTCGGAAAACACCATGCTTGCGAGAACGTGCAAATACCAGCTCTTGATCAATACCCCCAGTATCCCAACAAACACGGGAGATCCCCATGTCACTACCATCTGAGCAGTGGTAACGCCGATTAATCACATCATCAACACGTAAGAGAGTATCCTCATCATCAGGCCTGCCCATTACGATGGCCTTATCAATCAAGAACGCCTCCTCACCAGGAGCCCATCCCCAAACATAGACCTCATAACGATCGCGCTGCGAATCAATGCCAGCCGTGATATACACCACTCGCTCGGGGACTTTCACACCATAATGAACCACCTTGTCCATAAGCAGCTCATAGTCCAACTTCTCGGCTACAGAATCTTCATAGGGTTCACCTAACGTAGTATTAATAAAGGTCTTTAACCCATTGGGGTCTTTCAATGCGTCAAAGTAGTCATAAATAATTTGTGTCCACGTAGTAAATGGGCTATATGCAGTCCAAATATGGAAAGTAACAGATCGTGGTGGGGGGACTTCAGAGTTATCAGTGCCAAACCATTGCAGCCCGTCGCAAGTCCAGATACCTGTGTTATCACAAATCCATCTGCCATTACGCTGATCAAGTTCTGATTGCCTTATAACACATCCATTATGCTCACACAGGTAATAAACCGTTTCCGGTTTACCATTATCCCATTTTAGACCAAATGGTGTATTATCATCACCAAACTTCAGGTATTGCTCACTGCCACAATGTGGACACTTAACATAAAAACGCATAAAGTGCGCTGACTCATTAGCCGCCTTTTCAATCTGACATGAGCCTTTTATTTTCGGCGTAGACCCGCGTATTGACTTCGGCCAAACAGACCCCTCAATACGTTTATCGCCTAATAACGTTGGAGATCCTTCCTTTTCAACATCCGGCTCAAATGATGACAGCTCATCATAAGCAACTATATCAACTGATTTTTCACGATAATTTTTCGCCGCCGAGCCACCAAGACACCAGAAACCTACCCCACTAGAAAAACGCTTGAGGGTTAGCGTATTATCACGGTGCTTTTTCCCAAACCATGGAGAAAGCGCCTTCAGGCACGGCACTCCCCTTATCGTCGACTCCATATGCGACTTCATAAAATCTTCTGCGGCTGAGTCCGTTGGCTGAAATAGTAGGGTGTTTCTAGCTTTATGCTCAATAAAATATCCAACAACCCCCAACAGCATTTTTGTATAACCAACGCGTGCAGATTTAATAAGATTAACTGTTCTAATATAATCGCTACCCATGGAGTTCATGATGGCTATCTGAAATGGTAGCGTAACCCACTCACCGGAAGCATATGATGACTCTCGAGGAAGATAATAATAATTGTCTGCCCATTCAACCGCTGTCATAGGTATGGGACGGTTAAGAGGACTCAACCCTTTACTAATGGCAACAATCATATTATTTATCTGCTTGCTTGATATATTCATCGAGTAACTCCGGCAGTTTCTCCCCTAATCTTGCACACTGATTAGCACCTTTGGCTATGATCCCTTTTAGCTCCTTGATTTTAGCAGGACTCATATCTGGAAACTTTCGCTGCATGGATAGAGGAATGGAGTCAAGCACTGATGATAGATCCATGGCCAAACGGCTCAATGCAAAAGAGCAAAATCCAACATCAATCAACTCCCCCTCCATGACTTTATTTTTTAGCCGCTGTGCCACTGCCTGCTCTTCAGTCAATTCAATTCGTGCCAACAACAATCGCAACTCAGCATCATCATCTTCCTCTGTAATCTGCCCCTTTTCCTGCTGTCGTTTGCGCTCTGCCTGAAGAACGGACTTAACATCGTAGAACACCTCACGACCACGCCGCTCGACAGGTTCAACCCCCCAACGATCAAATGCCTGTGTAGAGATGCCGATCGACGCAGCCATGTCCTGCTTGTTTAATAACACGGCCATTTATACCCCACGCCAACCGAGACAAAACGAAAACATTATTATTTTTCAATGCGTTACAAAACACAACAACCTGACATTTTCACATAACAATTTGTTTTATATGCATTTTTCCAGAACACAACAACGAAAAAACGGCCTCAGGTTGTTATATTTTTCTGCTATTTATGTTTGTTTTCAAGTAGATAGGAGCAACAACAACACAACAACATACCCCCTGAAAAAATCTCATAAATAGACATTCATCGCGCGTCGTGTGACCCGCTCCGCTTCAAGCTCCAGAAAGTACCTTCGAAAATAAACGCTGGATTCTTCCGCCATCGCTCCAGCTGGCGACTATGAGAGGATCATCCCCGGCGTTGTCTGTTTTTGATTGACCTCGCTCACTCGCATGAAGGTTGGCATGGTCTCGGTTAGGGCGAGGAAACGGCGACAGGCGACGCCAGTGGATTACAGTTGCTGGCGATTCTTCAGTTGATTAATCTGCTCACGAATAGCGATGTTCATGCGCCCTGCATTGGTCTTCGGGCAGTACTGTGTACAGTGTGACCGTGATCCACAGTAGCCACAGCGGCGTGCTCGCGTGAGTTGAAACGGTGATGGCTTCATACATCCCCCCATGAAAAAGGCCGCACGTGGCGGCCTGGCTGCATTATCGCAGGCCCTTAGCAAAGACCTGCTGTAATGCTTACTCTTCTTCGACCTTATCCCCAGCTACAAGAGAGGCGCGCTTTAACTCCACGCGCCGGATCCCCGCTTTGTCCGCATTGCACTGCCCTAGGGCAGATAACAAACGCGCATTGAGATCCAAGCTGGCCCCCCAGGTCAGCGGATCAGGTACTGCTGGCACCGGCGTATCGCCGGTTAACTCAGTGCTGATCGGTGGCTCTGGCGCCGGAACGTATACTGTCCGCGTACTGACGCAGCCGCTGAGCAGCGACAGCAGGTACAGGCCGACGAGCGCAATCATCGCCCGCAATAGCCACCGCGATATCTCGCGCGGCTCTCTGTGACTCCAGTGCGATCTGGTGCTTTGCATTTCGATTAGCCTCCACCGCCTGATTCATGATGTTGAGCGTCAGCATCACGTTGTCTGTAATCGCCTGGGCTTCCCCGGCATCACGCTGCACCCATTTAGCCTGCCACGCTC